GATGCGGCCGATCCCCCCCGCCGGCCAGCTCCCGCTGCCAGCCAATAATTAAAAGGTTTTGCTTACCCGGCATCGCGCGCGCGCGGAAAAATGCAGGGCATGACCACCGACAACCGCTCCCTCATTGCCGTGCTCGCGCTCACTGCCGCTGGCCTGGTGGGCATTGCCGTGGATGAGGATTATTGCGGCAATGCTTGCCCCGATCCGGTCAAAGGCAAAGCGGTTCCGACCCTTGGCTTTGGCAGCACGGGCCGTGACATCACCATGCGCAGCACCACCACGCCGCCCCAGGCGCTGGCGCGGCTGCTTACCGATGTGCAGCATTTTGAGGGCGCGCTCAAGCAGTGCGTAACGGTGCCGCTGCATCAGTACGAGTACGACGCCTACGTCAATTTGGCCTACAACATCGGCAGGGGCAAGTCGGGCGTGGCAGACGGCTTTTGCGAGAGCAAGCGCGGCGGCCCGAGTACGCTCGTGCAGCGCCTCAATGCCTACGACTACAAGGGCGCGTGCGATGCGATTTTGATGTGGCGCCGGGTAGGCAATGTGGACTGCTCCGCGCCCGGCAACAAGCAGTGCCGCGGCCTGTGGGAGCGCCGCCTGCGCCTGCACAAGCAGTGCCTTGGGCCGGCTGGCGATGCTGGCCCAACGGGAGCGACTTCATGAGCAAATTATTCGCCACCTGGTGGATCGGCCCGCTGTTGATCTTGCTGTGGGGCGCCATGGGTTTTTACGCCGGCCACCGCTACAGCGACAACGCCTGGCAGGCGCGCCAGGCCAAACAGATCCAGACCCAGGCGCTGGCGCTGCAGGCCGAGCAGGTACGCAGCCAGGCGGCAGCACGCCAGGCGATGGATGCGCAGCTGGCGCTGCAAAAAAGTTATGCAAATTTAAAGGAGAAGTTTGATGAGTACACAAGTCGTGGCCCTTTGGTCGTTTGGCGCAACGGTGGCGGTGCTGCTTGTGCCGCTGGCGCTGGTGCTGGTGGTGATGTGGCTCCCGGCGCCGCCGCGCAAGCGCAAGCTGATGCTGGGCCGGCTGCTGGCAGTGATGATGCTGGCGCTTATATCAGCCTCACTGCTGGCGCTGTCTGGCTGTGGAACAGCGCCCTCATTGGCACCGACGCGCCTGTGGGTGCCTGCGGAGCTGCTGACCCCGCCAGCCCCGCCTGTGCTCTTGATGCCGGGCTCGGGCTTGAGGCCGCCTGGGCCAACCACGCCGCCAACACTCAGACTTGCGCCGCGGACCGGCTCAGGCATCAGCGCCTGATTGACTACATCAACGCAGCGCAGGGCACAACACCATGATCGTCGAACTCAACTTGAGCAACATCATTTTTCTGGCCATTGCCGGCATGGGCGGTTTGTGGGGGCTGATGAAGGTGATTGCCGTGCAGTACCGCAACGACATCAAGCGCGAGCTCAATGAGCATTTTCGCGTGCAGGACATCACCAGCACGGCGCAATACGACAAGCTCAATACGCGGCTTGACACGCTCGATGCCTCCGCCAAAGCCGATACCGGGCAGTGGCAGCGCGTGGAGCGCGAGTTGCTCACGATGAAGGCCGACATGCCGATCCATTACGTGCGCCGTGAGGACTACATACGCGGCCAAAGCACGCTGGAGGCCAAGGTCGACGGCGTCGGCATGAAGCTGGAAAACGCCTTGTTGCGCGCCTCTGCATCCAAGCCCATTTTGTAACCTGGAGAAATCACATGACAGACATCGACCACGCCCGCCTGCGCCGCGAAGCCCTGCGCTGGCTGATTTTGCTCACGCTCAACAACGCGCGCCCGATCGGCGCCTATGAAGGTCTGATTTTGACCGTGGCGCAGAGCGAGTACCCCGACGCCACCGCCTTGGAGCTGCGCCGCGAAATGGACTACCTGCACGACCGCGAGCTCATCAAGCTCGACAAGCAGCCCAGCGGCCGCTGGCACGCCGAGCTGAGCCGCTTTGGTGTGGACGTGGCCGAGTACACCGTAAGCTGCGAGCCCGGCATTGCCCGGCCCGCAAAATATTGGTAAGCCCCATGGGCCGCAAAAGCACCATTGCCCGCCTGCCGCTGGAGGTCAAAGCCTACATCGAGGCGATGCTCGCTACCGGCGCGCAGACGCTCGATGAGCTGATTACCGACTTGCAGGCACGCTACCCGGCGGAGTCGCACGGCGGCATTTTGCCGAGCCGCAGCGCACTGCACCGCTACGGCAGCAAGCTGGATCGCCGCCTGTCGGCCATCAAGGCCAGCACCGAGGCTGCCAAGCTGATCCAGGCACAGGCCGGAGACGATCAGGATGCCCGCAGCGAGGCGCTTACCGCCCTGGTGCAGACCGAGTTGTTTGAGGCCATTTTGAGCCTTCAGGAAGCCGACGACCCCGAGGCTGATGCAGGTGACCGCGTGGCCATGCTCAGCAACGCGGCCAAAAATATTGCCACCTTGACCCGCTCCAGCATCGGCCTCAAGCAATTCCAGGCGCAGGCCCGCGCCCGCGCCAAAGCCGCCGCCGAAACCGTGGACAAGATCGCCAAAAGCGGCGGCTTGTCTGGCGAAGCGGCTGAGCAAATCAGGCGTGAGATATTGGGGATCGCAGCATGAAATACATCGGCTGGTTTGTCGTATTAATTTGGCTGACCGGAGCAGTTGGCCTGATTGATGTCAGTGTGTGCATTCGGGCGTTTGGCAAGTGCCCGCAAACAACATCGGCGCAGAAATGAAAAAAAACACCATCGCACGCCGTGCTGCCATGCGTCTCCACATGGCTGATTGCCCCTACAAAAGCGCATTTGGCAGAGCACTTTGGAGGGCGTTGTTTTGACCACATCCGCTGTCCCATTCGACATCCCGAACACCGCCCCCAAGGCGGTGCCGGGGGCGGTGCTGCTGCCGTACCAGCAACGCTGGGTGTCGGATACATCACAAGTCAAAATCGTCGAGAAGTCGCGCCGCATCGGCATCAGCTACGCCGAGGCGGCAGACGATGTGTTGTGGGCTGCCGAGGAAGCGGGGGCCAACGTCTACTACATTTCATACTCAAAAGAAATGACCCAGAGCTTCATTCAGGACTGTGCGATGTGGGCCAAGGCCTTCAACCGCGCAGCCAGCGAAATTGAAGAATCGGTGCTGCAAGAAGAGGACAAGCAAATCCTCACGTACACCATCAAATTCGACAGCGGCCACATCATCCAGACATTCACGAGCAGCCCGCGCAACTTGCGCTCCAAGGGCCGCCCAGGCGAGCGGCTGGTGGTGGATGAGGCTGCGTTCCTGGACGACATCAAAGCGGTACTCAAGGCTGCCATGGCCATGACGATGTGGGGCGGCAAGATTCGCATCATCAGCACGCACAACGGCGAAGAGAACCCGTTTAACGAACTGGTCAACGACGTGCGCTCTCGCCGCTATCGCTACAGCCTGCACCGCATCGACCTGGACGCCGCCCTGCGCGACGGCCTGTACCAGCGCATCTGCGCAGTCACCGGGCAGCGGTGGACGCAAGAGGGCGAGGTCCTATGGCGCGAGGATTTGGTCAACAACTATCGCCCAAATGAAGACGAAGAATTATTTTGTATCCCATCCCGAGGCGGCGGTGCATGGCTCTCGCGCGCGCTGATCGAGTCGCGCATGTCGGCCGACACGCCGGTGCTTCGCTGGGATTGCAAGCCCGGTTTTGAGCTGCTGCCAGACCACATCCGAAAGGCCGAAGCGAATGACTGGCTGAAGGCACAAATGTTACCCCTGCTCGAAAAATTACCGGGCACCGCCATCAGTTTTGACGGCGAAGATTTCGGCCGCTCCGGTGACCTCAGCGTGCACGTACCGCTGTTGCAACATCAGAACCTGGTGCGCCAGGTGCCGTTTGTCGTAGAGCTGCGCAATGTGCCGTTTCGCCAGCAAGAGCAAATCGCTTTTTACCTACTCGACCGCCTGCCACGCTTTATGGGCGGCGCATTTGACGCCCGTGGCAACGGCCAGTTTTTAGCCGAGGTGGCCATGCAGCGCTATGGTGCCAGCCGCATCCAGCAAGTGATGCTGACTGAAAATTGGTACCGCGAGCACATGCCGCC